GGTCGCCATCGTGTCGGCCTCGTGGTCGTATCCGGGCGGGTGGGAGTGCGGTGGAACGCCCTCCGGCCGTCGCCCCGGCCATCCGGCAGCCTCGCCGGCGAGGTAGGCGTAGACGGCTTCGGAGAGATCGTAGATGTCCACCACGCGGCCATGCTCGACGCGGACGCGCGCGGCGGCTTCCTGCACCGCCGTTGCCGCGAGGCGGCGCGCCCACTGGATGGCAGCGAGGGAGCGCGGAGTTGTCAGCGTGTCAACAGCCATGGTCAGCGACCTTCCTGCTGATACACCGCGAACGAGGAGGCGTACCCGGCGTCGCGCCAGGCGGCCTCCATGCCGTCCTCGGCGTACTCGGCGATCAGCCGGTCGGCGAAGGCGTCGGTGTGGCACTCGCAGCCGTCGTGGTCGCAGGACTCGCGGCGGATGTTCGGCTCGCCGATCTCGAGGATCGACCAGTGACAGCCGCAGGCCGCGCACACGGTCGAGCAGGCGCCCGAGCCGCGGAAGCCGCACCCGTAGCAGGCAGGGTCGTACACGTTGTGATCGACCGGGGCCGCGGGGACGGTGGGGGATAGGGTCATGGTCGCGCCTCCCGAATGCTAGGCTGCCGAATCGGCGGCAGCGGTGAGCAGGTCCATCGAAAGCTCGGGCCACTGGCCGACGGCTCGCATGGCGACCTTCGCGGAGAGCGTCAGCTTCCCGGATCGGATGCCATGCCAGTACGAGCGGACGATCCCGAGGCGGATCGCCATCTGGCCATCGGTGAGCCCTTCGCGGACCTGGATGTCGAGCAGCTTGGCTCGTATGCCTTCCATGTCACGCAGCGTAGCCGGATGCGCTCGGGTTGTCAAGTTTGTAGATGATGCGCAACAGGTGTCACGCGCGGTAGCAACACTCGTGCGGCACGGTCACGCCGCGCCGACATTCTCCTGTTTAGGCTATTGACAACCGGGACAACAGGAGTACCGTGAGCGGTCCGCGTTGACAGGACGCACCACGCGGCAAGGCTGCCCGGCCGAAGACGGGAGGCGACATTGGCGAACCCAGCGGGTCGGAGTGCCCTGGCCCGAAAGATCATCATCGAGCGCGAGCGGCGGCAGTGGACACAGGCCGACCTCGCCGTGCGAGCCCGCGTCAGCCGCTCCTGGGTGGCGGCGGTGGAGTCGGGTACGCAGCCCACGCCGCGCCTCGGCTTCCTGCAGCGGGTAGCCGAAGTGCTGAACCTGGACCTCTCGGCGCTGGTCGCCGATGACCTCGATGACGTGCTGGACCGCGGCGGCGACGCGGCGGCGATCCATCGCAAGCTCGACCGGATCCAGCGGGCATCGGCCAGCATCCTGCACGGCCTCACGGTCTACGCCGACGTCCTGAGTGACGCCCTGCCGTTGACCGATGAGCAGCGCACCCGGCTGCGCGACCTGTTCAGTGAAGAAGGCGGGGGCGCCGATCCTCCGGCGGTGCAGTGACCGTCTGCTCGAGACGCCGGAAGGCGGCGTCGGCCCGCGCGATCGCGGCCTCCAGCATCTCATCGGGTGACGCCTCGCGGGCGTCGTCATCCGGGGGCTCGGTGCGCTGATGGGCCGCGAGTGCCATGTATTCCCTCCGTCAATGACTCCGATCATCGGCACGGCTGCGACGGCTCGCCTGTCGCAATCCGAACATCTGTTCTACCCCCCTGAGCCGAGGACGGGGATCGGTTCCGTCTGGGTCCATCGTGCGCCCCGATCGGGTCGGTTGGCATGGCCCGATGGAGCCACTGGCGCGATCCAGCCATGCGACCATAGGCTTGCCCGGTGACCGAACCACTGTTCGACGACGAGACGCGCCGATGGCTGCGCCGAGTGTTCCGCTTCGTGTTCGGCCCGCCCACGTTGTGGCACATCGTCGTCGGGGTAGCCATCGGGGTCGGGGTGATCTACTACATGCTGCGCGTGGCGTGATGGCGCCGGGCGCTTACCAGCGGCTTACCGGATGATGGAGCGCACGCTGCCCCGCCCGCTCGACTGGAGGCTCGTGCTGCTGGCGGCTCACGCCGCCGGCGCTGTCGCGCTCATTGTCATATGGGCGTGGGTCCAGACGGTTGGCTACGACGGCGATGCTCACGTCTACTGGGGGGCCGAGCTGCCTCGCTCCTATGAGATCGGCTGGAACGTCAAGGGCGGCTATGTGTACTCGCCTGCCTTCGACCAGCTCCTGGCGCTGCCGAAGATGTTTCCCTGGCCGGTGTTCTATGCCGTCTGGTCTGCGGGGTTGCTGGCAGCTCTGGCGTGGCTCCTGACGCCACTGGGGGCCGCAGGAGCAGTGCTGGTGCTCCCTCCGTTCATGGAGGAGGTCCTCAGTGGCAACATCCATCCCTTCATGGCCGTTGCGCTGGTGTTGGCTCTGCGAATGCCGTGGGTGTGGCCGTTTCTGCTGCTCACCAAGATCACGCCGGGAGTCGGGCTGGTCTGGTATGTCGCGCGCCGCGAATGGCACCGTCTCCTAGTCGCGCTCGGTTTCACCCTGACCATCATCGCGGTGTCCGCGGCGCTGGCTCCCGATCTGTGGGTGGCGTGGGGACAGATGCTATTGGGAGTAGGTGCAGCGCCGGAGCTTCGGCAGCTCGTCACCCTTCCCTTGCCTCTTAGGCTCCTAGTGTCCGTCGCCGTGATTTACTGGGCCGGCCGTACCAATCGTGCATGGCTATTGCCGCTCGGTGCCTGGTTCGCGTTGCCGGCCCTGTGGACGGCCAGCCTGACACTGCTCGCGGCTGTGCCCCGCATCACGTCCCGAGGAACTCCGCGCTGAATAGGATCGGGAACGTCCCGCCGATCAGCGAGCGGTCACCGCCGGAGTTGTGCTCCACCCAGACCTCCATGTAGTCGGTGGCGACCAACCCGATGGGTGGCGCCGTGAAGGTCTGGTAGGTGTTCACTCCGCCGACAGCAGCGGCGTACTGCTGAATCACGTAGTACCCCGCGCCGTTCTTTCTGAAGAAGACCTGCCGATAGCCGGTGTTGTTGGTGTCCCACGGGATGAAGCAGGCGAACCGATACTTGCCATCCTTGCCGGTGGGAATCGTGATGCGGCTAGGGTTCGAGGCGGGGTCGTGATAGCCGTCGGTGTCGATCACGTCGGTCCCGGTCAGGCTGACGGCCGTAGCCGTGACTGTCGGGATGAGCGTCTGGTCCGTGGTGCGCTGCGCCACGCAGCCGACGAAGGCCGATGACCCGCCGCCGCCCACGCCTGTCAGGCCGGTATGGTCGAGCGCGTCGTGCGCGGCCTCGTCGAGCAGCGGGCCGACTATCGCCGCCGAGCTGCGAAGGTAGATCCCGCCCGCCTTGGTGTAGAGGATTCGGTTTCCCGCCGACGGCGCGGAAGGGTCGCTTCCCTGGTCCACGAAGTAGCGCGTGTCGGCCAGCAGTGTCTCGATGTTCGCCATTAGTTCGCAACCTCAGCCATCACGATGTCCCAGACGCCCGAGGCATCCTGGAAATAGACGATCTCCGGCGTGCCGGCGTTGTCGAAAACGACCGGCTCCCAGTGAGTGTTCGAAGCGGCGACCCACGTCCACACGCCGTTGGCGTAGACCCCGATCTCGTCGGTGTCCTCGGCGACCGCCACGACGATCTCGGTGCGCGCGCCGGCCAGTGTCTCGACCTCGGCCTTCGTCCCGGCGATGCTCACGAGGCGGGTCAGGTGGTCCGGCCCCTGTGCTGCGAGCCCGCGCACTCCCGCGCTGAAACCTGGAGGCGGGTCGGAGGTGCCTTCGAGGTAGAGCACCGCAAGGTCGGAAGCCGCATTGACGACCGGCAGCGGTCGAACCTTACCCGGCGTGCCGGTCGTAAGCTGCTCCTCGCGGAACGTCACGCCATCGTCGGGAGTCGTGTAGCGGAAGATCTGGTTGGTCCCACCCGATGGACTCCGGCTGGCGTAGATGACGTTAGGGTTGTCGGGCAGCAGACAGGCTCCAGCGGAGACGGTGCTGCGCCCGTCATCCGAATCCCAGCCGCTATCGCAGACTTCCGTCGTTGTCCAGGCTGTACCGGTCCAGCGGCCCCAGCGCCATCGGTGATCGGTCGTGCCGTGATAGGTGTGGAACAGGGCTCGGGGATGCCCGTCTGAGCCAAGCACAACCTGCTTGATCTGAGAGGTGACGTTCTCGACCGAAGCGTCGTACACCTGCGTCATGGCTGCGGTGGAGAACGGGAGAGCGGCCACGATGGCCGTTCCGTCGGTTTTGAAGAAGCTGCCGCCGCTGAAGTAGCAGTGATATGGGCTGATCGGAGCGGTGGCCGACAGCGCGCCATCGGTAGCCAGCACGTCGACGCGGCTCTCGCTGGTCTTGGTGACGGAGACGTAGCCGAAGGCGGCGGGCTGGTTGAAGAAGTCGACGATCGCGCTCCACGTCATGCCGCCATCGGTGCTCCTGGTGTAGCCCCACGTCTGGGTCGTGCCGGTGACATTGGTCTCGATGAAGATGTAGATGGGGTCGTTGGCCTCGCCCAGAAGTTGGAGGATCTGCGGGTAGGTGTACAGCGTGCCGCCGATCTGCGTATCCAGGTTTACTTCGGACTCGAACAGGGAAACATCGGCAGGGCTGGCGCTGATGCGGAGGTAGAGCGCCGCGTTGGCCTGCGACGTGTAGGCCACGAGCACGCGCTTATCGGACTCACGCAGCAGCACAACCGGACTGCCGTGGGCGACATCGGTCGTCAGCGCCGCGCGCAGGACCGTCTCGACCACCGCCCCGGTCGCATGGTCATAGGACGCCGCGCACACGTCTCCGCTGGTGCCCTTGGTGTAGGCGAAGAACGTCTTGCCGTCGTAGTACTGGGCCACCTGCTGGGCAGTGGACAGGTCGCCCCATCCACCAGCCGGCGCAGTCGTGATCGTCTGAACCGCCGTGCTGGCAGGATTGCCGAGAAGCGGCACGACGACGTAGCGCAGGCCATCGCTCAGAGCGAGGTACTGCCGCCGGGTGTCGGAATCGGTCAGCAGGTAGTGGACGCCCTCGTGATCTGCTGCCGCTCCCAGGGCCGCGACCAGCTCGGCCTCGGTCGGCGGGTTCGAGAGGGCCGCGGTGACCGGCTCGGGATGCTTCGCGGCCAGCTCATCGAAGCCCGCCTGAACGTCGTTCGCCACCATGCCCGGCGGGGTGCGCAAGGGGATGTCCTGGGCTCGATGGCCGTGGTCGCAGCGTGCCGCCTTGGGAGAAGTCCCGGCCAGCTCGTTGTTCGTGGTCGTGGAGAGCGACAGGTCGTCCACGACCATGAATGCCAGAGCCGAGAGAGTGTGGCGGTAGGAGAGGCGGACGCCGGTTCGATCCTCGGTGGGTGTCCAGCAGATTCGGCGCTTGTTCCACGGGTTGCCATCCGCACCCGTCCCTGATTCCAGTACCGCGGCATCGAGACTGTGCTCCTCGTCGGTGCCCTCGACACCGAAGGACATGTCGATCCGGTCTCCGACGCCGCCGTTCCTGCCCCAGATGTCCACGACGTAGCGCGTGCCGCGAGTGAAGACCTGCGCGGGGTCCCAGGTGTACACGAAGGTCGAGTCGGCGCTGTCGAGGTCGCCGTAGCTGCGCGCTCCGCCGTGTTTGTGCGTCGTCGTGTAGACGCCGCCGGACCACTGGCCGCCGCCCGTGTCCTCGGCGTCGCCGTTCGTGGCCGTGCCCGCGGTGAGTTCGGCAGGTGTCAGGGCTTCGCAGGCAATCGCCGGGTCGCACAGGCTTGGGTTCGGCGGGTGGGTGTGCGACCCCGGCTGCTTGACGATGGCCTTGATCTGATCGGTGATCGCACGGCGCGCGGTGGAGGTGTAGACCGAGCCGAGGTCCACAAAGAAGTTCCACGCCACCTGCCCGCCCTTCTTGCCGCGGCGCATCTGCAGCGCCAGCGCGGCCACCGGCAGCGCGGCCTCGTTCCAGTCCCACTGCCCGGCGCCGGTGTGGATGGTGGCGAGATCGTCGAGCAGGATCTCCTCGAACGGACGCCCCGAGCCGTCTGTGGCGGGCGTCTTGCCCAGCCGGGTGCGCAGGCGGGCCACGTTGCCGGAGTTGGTGCGCTCGGTGACCTGGATGGCCGCCACGGCGTCGAGAGCCGTCACGTCGGCCGCCTTGGAGGGGTAGAAGTGGTGCCACGGCACCATCACCCGCCGCATCGAGCCCGCGGTGATGTCGGTCGTGAAGTTGATCGCGGCCCCGCCGCGGGTGGCCGATACCTGGAGCGAGGTGGCCGTGGGCACCGCCACGACGTAGTAGGTGGTGCCGGTGGACAGCCCCGCGCCGCCGGTCAGCGTGGTGAACTCGACCTTGTAGTCGGTCTGGAAGCCGTGAGCCGTGGTCGTGTCGATAATGTCGTCGGCCGCCGCCGAGGTGGTGAGAGTGACGGTGGTGACGGCCTCTGCGTCGCCGTAGATGTCGTTGCCGCCGACGAGCACCTGCGAGGCTCCGTCGCGCGCGAAGATGGCGCGCTTGGCGTCCGACTTGATGTTGCCCGACAGCGGATCGTTCGGATCGGTGGGCTTCTGGAAGCGGATGACGCTGGCGCCCCACGCGGTGCCCGTCCGGTCGCGGCCGTGGTTGGCTGCCTCCCATGCGCGCAGCTCGAAGGTGTCGGGATCCATCTCGATGTACAGGCCGGCCTCGATCAGGCGCCCGATGATCGACAGCGGCGACTCTCCGACCGCGGCGGTGAAGTCGCCCGAGGTCACGGTCCACGCGTTGCCCGACGAGTCGAGGTCGGCCGTGAAGTCGATGACTGCCTGCGGAATGGCGGTCGCCAGGCGATCGTCGTCGTGGATGTCGGTGTAGGTAACGCCGTCGCCGTGGCGGTGCGTGTACGGCGTGGTCCCGACGCGGAAGCCCTGGCACTCGGTGATGACGCGCCACAGGATCGCCCCCAGCTCGTCGCCGGTTCCCGCCGCGTACAGGCGCCAGGTGTCGTCGAACGGGTCCTGGTCGCCGAAGCCGCTGATGTCGAGGTAGGCGTGGCTCCACATGAACTCGCGCGCGAAGTAGGCCATCGGCCCGCCGCCGGAGAAGGTGAGCAGCTTGGTGCTGTTGGCACTCAGCGCCTCGAAGTCGCCCTCCTCGAGGAAGAAGCCCCACACCACCAGCTCGTCGAATCCCGAGGTGGTCCCGGCGTCCACGATCGCCGTGTCGATGCGCACCACGCGGATGTACTGGTTGCCGTCGGGGTCGATGAAGCCCGCGTCGACGCTGTTGCCGCGCAGCGAGATGAACCCGGAACCGGTGCCGTTGCGGACCGCCCTGATCTCGACCTGCTGGAGCTGCGAGAACCGCCGCAGCCGTTCGCCGTCGCGCGGGTTCTCCGCCGGGTACAGGTCGAGGGCGTAGGTGATCGCCACTACACCCACTCCGGGTCAATGGCGACGAGCTCGAAGCTCCAGTGCTGGAAGGTCATGGCGCTCTGGATCGGTCCGGGCACCACGTTGACGCAGCGTGCCTGAATCGTCTTTGAGCCCGCCGCCAGCCCGAGGTACGGCGCGGTGATGACCAGGGCCCCGGGGGACGCGGCGCGGTCCATCAGCGCCAGCAGCGCGTCGGTGGATGTGCGCCACGACTGCTGCTGGGCGGTGAGTGAGGCACCCGTGCCCTTGACCCAGCCTTCGAGCAGGATGCGCAGGCGGTCGGCCTCCCAGTCGCCCTCCTCCCGGCCAGCGGCGCCGGGAACGATGTCATCCTCGCCGCGCACGTCCGGCGGCTCCGCGTAGCCGCGGATCAGGTCGAGGAAGATGTTGGCGGTCTGGACATCGGTGGCCCGATACGTCATGCCCATCAGCCCACCCCCGTCGTGGCCATGCGCTCGGCGCGCTCCACGAGGTCGGCGATCTGCGGCGCATCGGTAGGCGCCTCGCCCTCGAAGTACAGGTTGACCTCGGTGATGAACGTGTCACCGCCGCCTGAGCCGCCCGTAGCACCGCTTCCGTAGCCGAAGGTGACCTCCGGGCCCAGGTTGCCCGCCAGCGGCCCGTAGGCGGCTGCTGCGAGCATGGAGGCCTCGGCCCGTGCATCGCTTGCTGCCAGGCCGAGCCCGTGGGCCCACGTGGCGCCGACGTTGTAGCCTGATTCATCGATCTCCGAGAGCGGCCCTTCCTTCGGCGGGGAGTAGGCGACCAGCGCCGAGCCGCCGGCCATCGCCACTTGCCACGACGCGGAGCGCGCAAGCGAGGCCGAGGCCCACAGGCCGTCCGCCCACGCGGCCCCGGTGGCATACCCGTAGCCGCGCGCGAGATCGGACCAATCGAGGTTGTTGACCGCTCGCGACGCGATGGCAGCGGCGACGTGAGCCGCGTTCGCTTCCTGCGACTGCATGCCCTGCCACCAGGACCAGATACCTTCGACCCCGAGCTGCTGTGCCTCGGTGAAGTTCAGCGTGTCGAGCGTCTCGTTGTGGCGCTCCTGGAGGTAGGCGTTCAGCTCGGGGTAGATTTCCTCCATGCCCGCCTGGAGGTTGGCCGGGACCTCCCGCCCGATCGCAAGGGCGCCCGGGTTCATCAGCTCGAAGGCGGCGAGCTGCTCGTTGACGTAGGTGACGGTCGCCTCGACGCGCGCCGAATCCTCGGAGTGGAGGCCGTCGTTGAAGGCGTCGCCGGCGAACTGGCCGGCAATGAACTTGGTCCGCGCGTCGTCGGTGAAGACGGCGTTCGCGCCTTCGAGGTAGTCCTCCCACGCCGCGGCGTAGTCTTCCTCGCTGCCGAGGTTCAGAAGCGCGTCCATGACCGCGGCGTTGCCCGCCACGGCCGCCTCGCGGGCCGCCAGCATCTCCTCGCTGATCGGGGTGGCAAGGTCCAGCCCGCCGCGGCTGAAGAAGTCGTCGATCTTCTCCACGTCCTCGACGATCACGCCGCCGAGGTCCGCCTGCTTCCACGCAGCGAGGGCGGCGCGCGCCTCGTTGCTCATCAGGTCGGGGAGCGCGGTTTGTCGCTGGCCCAGGTTCGGATTCAGCATCTGGAGGAAGTCGAGGTTCGCGAACGGCATCGTGAGCGCCGTCGCGCCGCGCTCGCCGAGGTCGTCGAAGGCGTTCTCCCACCCGCTCGCCGATGCTTCGAGGCCCGACAGGATCCAGTCGACCGGCCCGCCCTGCGACTCTCCCAGCCGCACGCCGAGGTCGCTGATCCGGTTGCCGAGCACCTCGATGCGGCTGGCCGTGGTGCGGGCGCGCTTCGCGTACTCCTCCTGGAGGGCGGTGTTGTCGCGCCATGCCTCCGCGCCGATCTCCAGCGACTCGGTGAGGTTGTCGGTGTTGCCCGCCAGTCCGAGGAGCGCGCGCTGGATGCGAACGTCGTTGAAGCCGAGCGCCTCCATGACCGCGAGCTGCTCGGCCTGCGTCAGCTCCCCGAGGCCCTCGATGAACTTCTGGAGCGCGGCACTCGCGTCGTTGTTGAACAGGTCGGTGAACTCGCCGACGGAGGTGCGCGCGGTGTCCGCCATGAGCGCCAGCTCGTCGCCCGCTGCGCCGACGTGCTGCGCCGCGCCGAGGAAGAATCGCTGGAGCGACGAGCCGCCTGCCTCGGCCTCGATGCCGAGGTTGGCGACCGCGCTGGACCAGCCGAGCGTCGCATCAGCGGCGATGCCGATGAGGTCCGCACCGGCGCCCGCGCGGGAGGCGATCTCAAGGATCTGCGCCTCGGTCGATGCGCCCTTGTTGCCGAGGTCAACGAGCGCCGCGCCGAAGTTGTCGTAGTCCTTCTGGGTGAGCCCCAGCACGTTGCTCAGTTGCCCGAGGGCGGTCGATGCCTGCTCGGAGGACACGTTGGTCGTCTCGCCGATCATGGCGACGACTTCGGTGAACTCGCTGATGTCCTGGGAGGCGATGCCGAGGGCACCCGCGTTCTCGGCGATCATCGCCAGCTCGCCGCGGGCGACCGGCATGGTCTTCGCCATGCCGCGCAGCTCCTGCTCCAGCGCGGCAAGCTCGGAGGTGGTGCCCTCGACCGTCTTCTCGACGCCCGCGAACTCACTCTCCCACTGGATCGCGGCGCCGATGGTGGCGTCGAAGCCCTGCTTGACGGCGTACAGCCCACCGGCCGCGGCCACGAGGCCGCCCATGCTGGTGCCGAGGCCCTTGATCTTGCTTTCGGAGCGGCCCAGCCCACGATCGAGGCCCGTGGTGTCGGACCCGACGGTGACGTAAAGCCTTGCTGCCTCGGTGGCGCCGCTTACTCCGAGCATGGGAGGCTCCGGTATCGGTCTGGCGCTGCCCCCCCGATCAGCGCGTGGTTAGCGTCGGCGGCGTCCCCGCCTGGGGGACCGCTTCGGAGCGGTCCGCTGTGCCTTCTTCATCTCCTCCGCGCGGAGCTTCGACTGGACCGCTTTGTAGGCGATCCACTCGGCCCACTCGGACAACGGCATCTCGGCGCGGAGCCGGGTGACCGTCATGCCGAGCGACTCGGCGAGGCGAAACTCGAAGGCGGCGTCAGGTTCGGTTGCGAAACCGCTTCTCGGCGGTCTTCACGTCCTCCACCGACGCCCGGTTGAGTAGGACGATCTCGCGGACCACTCCATCCACGGCGGCGCCGTAGGAGGAGCGCAGCTCGCCGACGTGATCGGCGGTGAACACCGGATCCACCACGCCTGCCACGAACATGTGAATGTCGAGCAGGTTCGGGTCGATCTTGCCGTCCACGCGAGCGGCGTTGTTGATCTCGGTCTGCTGCCCCTTGGTGAAGGCCCGGATGCGGAGCGTGAGCCCCAGCTCCGGGACCTCCACGTCGGCCTCGGGGAGCTTCTGGGCTCGTGCCAGGAACTCCTCGACAGATGCGTACTTCGTGGTCGTCATGGGTCGAATCCTCCCGCGTTGTCAGGTTGTCAACGGGCTACGTCACGGCCCGGGTGATGGCTCCGGTGAACTGGATCTCGGCGCTGAACTGCGCCATGTCATCGACCGGCGTGCTCACGTCGTAGGAGGCGACGAGGTAGTTGCCGGAGTACTTCGGCTTGGTGGCGCCGACCGGCTCGCCGACCGGGAAGTACTCGAAGGCGCGCGCATCCGCGCTGAGGCCGCCGGAGAGCAGGCCGTCGATGGTCGGATCGAACGGGCCTTCAAGCTGGAAGGTGTTCGAGCGCAGCCCGCCCACGAACTCGCGGTCCGAGTCGCCGAGGGTGGTCGTGTCGTACATGTCCCGCTGGCGGTTGATGCCGGCGGTCTTCAGGTAGGTGCTGACATCGACGAGGCTGACCCCGTCATTCAGCTTCAGGATGGCGTTGGTGCCCGCGCTGAAGGCCATAGCTAGGGTGCTCCTGTTGTCACGATGTCAACGGCTCAGTGCCGAGAAAATCCGAGATGGTAGGTGGTGGAGGGGGTGGTGCCCGCCATCGTCCGGTTGTCGCGGACGTAGCGGTTGACGGTGCCCGTGACTGCCACTCGCTGCGCCTGGGGCGTGGCGCTGGCAATCTGGGTGAAGGTGATGAGGTCGGCGTACGTGATGTCGTCTGCCGAGTGCTGCACCTTGATCGTCGCCGTCTCGTCGCCGGTCGTGCGGTCGTGAGCGGTGACCTGAAGATACGCCGATCCGCCGTTCGCCGATGAGGCTCCGTTGTCAACCCCCGTGCCGTTGCCGGTGGCGGTCTCCGCGCCGATCGGGTGCAGGACCCGCAGCGACTCGGCGCCGACGCTGGACTGAACCTCGAACGTGACGCTCACCAGCTCATCGACCGGGGAGCCGATGTCGTAGGTCGCCTCATCGCCGTCGACCCCGAGCCCGCGATTGCCGAGCCCGTCGCCATACGGCAGGTGGGTCAGGATCACCGAGGCCGTGAGGTCGAGCGCGGCTGCCAGGATGTCGTCGATCTTCGGGCTTGCCGAATCGGCCTCGAACAGACCGTCGCCACTGAAGGTGGCATCGCCGAGCCCGCCGACGTACTCGCGATCGGTGTCGCCCAGCGTCGTGGAGTCGTACATCTCACGGCTCGCCCCGAGCCCGGCGCTCTTGAGGTAGCCGGACAGGTCGTAGCCGTTGACGTAGACCTTCGCGCTGGTGCCTGCTGAGAAGGCCATCACTCAACCTCCTCGACCGGCTCGATGAGCCCTTCGAGTAGCAGCCACGGGATGCTCTTCTCGGGGATGTCCCGTCGAACCTGTCCCGGCTCGGCGCGCTTGCCGTGGTAGTCAAGCCCGACCAGCACTCGGAAGCGCTGCGCGGGCTTGCGGGTTCGCTTCTGTGCGGTCATTGGCTCCACCAGCTATACACGGCCCCGACACGTTGGAAGGTCGTGCCGGAGACCTCTTCGTCGCGTTCGATCGTCTGCTCCCGCCGCAGGTACATTGTGCTGCGCCCGCTCACGGAAAGTGCCGCATCGTTGAGCAGTGCATCGACCCGCGCGAGGATGTTCTGGGCACGCACCGCGCTGGATCCTTCGTCAAGCGCCTCGATGAAGTAGGGGTGGCGCTGGTACGCCCGGCCGCCGAGCGTGTAGTCGTCGGTGTCGGCCATGAGCAGGAAGACGATGTACGGGTGCGCCGCGGTGACGCCCGCGGGCTTCTTGCGCCGGAAGACGCCGGTCACGCCGAGCGTCCCGAGCGATCCCGCGGCGGCCGACAGGCGGTCGGTATCGAGGACGCTGAACAGGGCGGCGTCGGTGACCTTCATGAGTGGATGACCTGCATGCCAGGGACGAATGGGCGAAGCTCTGCGGATCGCTCGGCGTGCTCACCACAGAGCGAGTCCACGCGATAGCCGCCCGGCCAATGCGCCCGATAGTCCTCCCACCGAGGGCAGCCCTCGAAGGCGCACCGGTGGCGCGCGCGCAGGGTGTCGAGGTCCAGTTTCTGAATGCGAACGCGGCGGACCTCATCGTCGTAGTGATGCCGCTCAGCCTGCTCTCGCGTGTCGTGGTCGCATCGCGCGCGGCCCGTCGGCTTCGGCAGGTTGATGGGGTCGAAGCGCGACGGCCACTCGAAGTCGGGATAGGCACACGGCGCAGCAGTGCGAATCGCACCATCGTTCATCGTGGTCCAGTTCCACTTGCCGGTCGCCTCGATCTGACGCGCTTGGTCGTAGTTCACAGCCCGCGCAGCCCCTTCCCGATGCCCTTCATGGCATGCGTGAACGGCTTGCGGTGCTTCTCAGCCGCGGGGCGCATGTACGGCTGCCCGGCCTGGTCGTAGACGCGCCCCAGCGAGTCGGCATCCTTGAAGCCCAGCTCCACGCGGCGCGCGTACTCGGTGCCCGCGTTGACCAGGTACAGGGTGTCCTCGACCTTCTCCGCCTGGATGTTGTCTTTCAGGTTGCGGGTGTCCACCGGGACCAGCCCCTTCGCGCTGCCCTCCACGTCGAAGGCGGTCTTGCGCACCACCTCGGACGTGCGGCGGCGCAGCTCCGCGCCGAGCTG